CTATATCTTCAATTCATTTATCTTTATTATAATCTCGCTTTCAAAATGATTAATGTGATTTTCAACTATCCTAGCTAATTCCTTGTAGTCTAAACTATTATTATCTCCACATTCTATATTAGATTTTAAAATTGATATCGTTGTTTCATGAACCTTATTTATTTCCGTTTTAAGTAAATTTATAATACTTATAAACTTATAATATGTGGCTTGGTTGCGTAACAATTCACTACTCCTATTTAACATATCAATGTTTATTTTATCTAGTTCTAATTCTATCTGATTAATGTTCTTTTTTATATTATTCTGTATTATATATTTGAACATATTACTTTTATATATATTAATCATTTTTAACCAATGCAACCCTACCTGTATTTTTAAGTCATCACTGCCTAAATGTCCATTAACTAGCCTTTCTTTTACAAGTATTATTGCTTGATTTGTAACAATAAAGCAAATAAACAAAAAATGTAGTAAAATTAAGAAAAATCATGTATTATTTTTTTATTTTTCCCTTAAAATAATATAATTTTTTAAATCTTTAGTACCTTTTTAGAACTCAAAAAATGAATTTTCTCATAATAAAAAGGTAGGCACAATCCTACCTTTTAAAATACATTATCATATCCATAATAGCCTTAGATGTTGTACACTTATTTTCTTTTTTATAGATTTCTAAGACTTCATTTCCTTATATTCTTCCTCTGTATCTATAACCTAAAAATAACTTATTTTTTTAATGTAATATTATCTTTGTTAGGTTTTCCTTTTTTTCTTCCCGAGTTTTCTCTATATCCTCCTCTTGACATAATTTTGATATTTGTACAAAGATAACTTAAAATTGAAATAAGAACAATAATCAAACTTTATCTCATTTAAATTTAGCTATATTAAGATTGAATTACATTACTAAAAAAAGTAAATCTATATTTTTTAAACTAATTTTCCAAAAGTTAATAATAAAGACAATAAAAATAATATTAAGATTAATAATTTAATATTTTTATTTTCTAAAATAGCTGAAATTATTCCTTTTTTAGTTTTTTCTTCACTATCTTTTTCTAATTCAAAGTCTTGATTATTAGTTCCAAAATACTCCTTAATAGTACTAAACATTCCTCTGATTAAAAATAATAACCCAGTATTAAATATGAACCACATCAAAAAAAGTTTTACAGGATTATCATTTATAGCTTTAGCAAAACTTTCTGTTAAAATAGAATAATTTACACCAAATACCGTAAAAATAGACAAAGCACCCGCTATTATACCGATAAGATCAAATTTGTAATTAAAAACTTCTCTTTTTAAAGAATAAAATGTTTTTTTAAATTCATTGTATTTTTTTAATTCTTCGGACAATTTCTTATTTTCTTCTTTATATTCTTCTATTTGAAATGTATATTCTCCCATTTTTTGAGATAATTTAAAGATAGTATAAATTTCTTGAATATACAATAACATTTCCAAAATATCTCCATCAAGTTCTGGATTATCTAACAAATATTTTATTGTTTCAATTAAATTCATTTCAAATCTTTCAATATTTCTTTTTCTTCCTGGTAATGTCTGATTTATCAATCTATATATTTGAACTTTATCTAATTGCTTTAAATCCTTTAATAAAAAAAATTTTTCTTTTTCTAATTTAAACTCATTAATATCAGTAAATAAATATTCAAAAAAACCTTTATTTATTTTTTCTTTTTCAAATTCTATGGCATCACTCCAATTGATTTTTTTATCCATAAAAATCCCTTAATTCTTGTAAAGTTATTTCTCCGTTTGGATAATTATTTATCCAAGGCAAATGTCTATGAGTTAATTTTACTAATTCGAATGGATTTCTATTAGCCAAATCATTTAGTACTCTATTTATATCTCTTGTATCTTCTTCATTAAAATTAATTTCATTCTGAGGTGGTATCAAATTATCTTTATAAACTCTATATTTTTCATAAACTTCCTGAACAACAGGTCCAAATTCCCAAGCAAATATTTTTTCTTTAAAACATACCCTCTTATTTGAAGAATAACACAAAAAATAAACTTGAATAAAATACAGCAATTTTTGTAATTTCAAATTAGTAATACTTATATCTCTTTCATTACAATAATTAATTACATATCTTGCAACATCTAATGCACTATTCATATTTATCACCTTACCCTTCCTTAATATATTATACCATATATGTCAAGGGACTTATAATATTTTTTAGATGTTAAAAAACATATTTACTTAATCTATAGTATTTTTTTATATTTCAAATTAAAATATTTTTATTTTTGTAATAAAAAAATAAGGGCAATATTTCTATCGCCCTATAAATTTATACTATCTATAATATCTAATACTTCAACATTTAAATGATCAATATGATTAATTAATGCTCTTGCTATCGTTTCTGTTGAACATAAGCTTACTTTATTTTCCTTATACTCTTCTTTATTTTCAATTGTACTTTTTAATATATCCATACAACCATTATGTAATACATGGTACTTATCTATAATTAAATCATTTATCTTTAAAAGATTAACTCCATTTGTTTGACTTCTTATTATTTCTTTCATTCTATTAATAATATTTAGCATCTTTCTATCTAATTCAACCTTTATATTCTCGTAATTTGCTTTTATATTATTCTTAATTAGATATTCAAGAATTTCAGCCTTATATGTTTCACATAGGTGTTTCCAATGTATTCTAATATATGAGATTAAATCATCATTATTTAAATGTCCATTAACAAGCTTGTCTTTAACGAGTATTATAGCTTGCATTATCTCTTTTTGATTTTCTGAGTTTTCTTTAAAATTCTTTACTGTAAAATATAATAGGATAACACTAGCAACTATGCTAATGCCGTTATCTCCTATTAATTTAACTAAATTAGCTATTAATCCTATTTCCATTAACTACCCCCTAAAAGTACCATGTCGCACCAGCTCTAGCTACTACCTCTGTCTTTTTAATTTCAAAAGGTTTGGTCTTTAATGCTACATCAGCATATACTAATGACCTATGATAATCCCTTTTGATATCACTTAATACATCACTAAAATTCGAAAAGTTAGAATTATAAAGCGAAGCAGGGGAACCTACTTCCCCGTTTCAACTTCTTCTTTATCTTTTTCTGTAGCTTTTGCTATTTCTTGTGTTGCCCAAGCTTTTTCAATAGCTTTTTCAGCTACAGTTTCTGTTAATGCTTTTCTTTCTTTCTCTGCCATTCTACCTAACATTTCGGTTGCCAATGCTTTTTTAGATGAACCTGATTTATCTAAAAAGTGTTTTTCCACGAATGCTACAGCTTGAATTGCTAAGTCTAAGATTGTGTCATCTATTGTTGTCTCTGTTTTCTTTGCTAGATTTCTAAATAATGGTATTAATGCTCCAAATATTGCTACTAATACTCCTGCTACTAATAATAAAATTTCTTTTGTTGTCATAATTTTTTCTCCTTTATATTTTTTATTTTTATTAATTTCTAATTAAATACAAATTACAATTTTAGTTCAAAATGTGGATAATCTTTAAATGTCTTCCAATCGCCACCCCAGGATATTTTTATATTAAGTCTTTCAGCAATTTGCTTAATATGAGCTGCTACTTCTTTTAATTTAACTTCGTCATAATCTAGCTTGCCTTTTATTTTTGGATTATAGATTGCGATGTCTAATGCATATCCATAGCCATCATTTTTAGCTTGATGATTACTCTTTTTAACATAACCATCACAAAAAGTAACAATTTTTCCAGGTCTAGTTCTACCCTGTTGATACAATTCATTTTGATATTTAGCACTTCTAACACCTTGTGTGATTAAAAAATCGTGAGGGCTTTTAATTATTGCAATTTTCATTAATTCAATTAACTTAGGATGAATATTTTCTAATCTTTCTAAACTTAATTTTGAAAAATTATATCCCATTATACTACCTCCTCTCTTAAAAATTTTATATATAAAAAAAGATAGAATTTTAATCTATCTTGTTTCTAAACCATTAAACCTTTATATTTTAAAGCTTCATATAATTCTTGTGGACTTATTGAATAATAATTTTTAGGTAATAATATATCAAGTTTATTATCTATTAATTCAGCACACCATTCACTACATGTATATTTATTTTTACTATGTCTTCTTAGATTAAAAAAATGTGTTAGTAATATTCCTTTCCAGTCATATTTTTTACCCTTCGTTTTTTCATAAAAAGACATTACATCTTTTTCTGTAATTCCTTTCAATTCAAATACATCCCACTTTTTTAAATTCAATGTATTTTCTTGAATTCTAACTTTTTGTTCGGTTGATATACCTATTAAACAATTATCTATATATAACTCACAATGTGAATATTTACCTTTTGTAAACCATTTAATAAGCCTACTCCACCATTTATAATTATCTTTGTAAAATGCAATCTTAACCATTTAAAATTTCCTCTTTTTCAAATTCAAATTTTTTCAATTCTTCATCACTCATTAATTTTATTTTTTCTCTCATTTCAGACCATTTCTGCATTGCATTTGTAGTCTGAGATTGCATTATTTGACCTAGTTTCATCATTTCTTGAATAGTTAAGGATACATAATGTTCATGTCCCTCTGCGTCTTTCATTTTCCACTTATCAAATTGTGTCTGTTGTGTCATTTGCATAAATGATAATATTTTTAATAGTGATGTTTGGTCTTCAAGCTCTCTATTTGGTTGTAAATATCCTTTAAATTCAAATGGTTTTTCTTTTTCTATTTGTTCATAAGTTTTAGTTTTGTTTATTAAAAAATCTCTTTTTGCTTCGTAGTTAAATTTAAGTACTCCATTTTCAGTGTATTCAAAATCTTTAAGTATTATTTGTTTTACTTTATCATTATCAATGATTTCATTATATTTCAAAATGTATCTATTAGCCTTATATTCTTTAAATTTATAAACTTGTATTTCATCATTATTCATACTCACAACATCATTATTTTCTATTTTAGGATATTCTACATACTCATTTTTAATTATTGCTCCTGGATAATTACTTAATATATCATTATCTTCTATTTCATCAAAAAAAGAAGCCACATAAGCTCCTTTTTTGTCATATACATATTTACTCATTCAATCATTACTCTCCTTTAAATTCTAATTCAAATGGTGGTATTATGTGTGCAAACTGCCATTCATTCCACTCTCCTGCGTCATCAACAGACCATATAGCATAGAATACTTTTAAACACAATAAGTTATTTTCAAAAGTTACACCTGTGTTTAAAAATTCTTGTTCGAACTTTTCAGTATTATTAGTTTTTTCATTAAAAATTAGTTTTTGTTCTCTTATTTGTCCATTTTCAAGTTTAAATGAAAATATTGTGTCAATCTCCTGTTCTTGCCAAGTGCAATAGCTACAATTTGCAGTTCTAACATTTTTTTCATTTAAATAGTACGCATATCTTTTACCCCATTGACCACAACTTCCATATTCTTCGTGCTGGTTCTTATCAGTAAATACTGTTTTAAATTTAAATTCATAAATTCCATCATTATCTTTATTTAATTTAAAATATATTCCATATTTATTGAAATTAGCATTTAACGTTCTTGCACTCTTTCCATTATTGTCATTTGCTAGCATGTCATTGAAGAAAGGAAGCCAGACATCTTTCACAAAAAAATTCATTTCTTCATTTGCCTTCATCTTATTTTCAGAAAAAGATAAAGATAATTTGTAATGATTAATTTCTTCATAATCGTTTTCTCTCTTTTCTTCATAAGTTGAATAAGTATTATATTCTAAAGTTACATCCACATCATCAAAATTAAATCCAAAATCTAATGGTGTGTTTTCTTTATATATTCCATAAGCAAAATCATCATTTTCATTTAATTTCAAACAAAAATTTTTATCATTTTCAAAATTTCCAAAGGATTTATTTATATAATAATTATGAACTTGTTTTTTTTCATGAGTGAAATATATAAAACTCTCTGATACTTCACTTATTGGTTTTTTAATGTATTTTTGTATTGTTTCGTATTCTGATAAAATAGCTTTATTAAATACTTCTTTTTTTAATTTTATTTTTGATAAATATTCTATATCAAAAGAATTAAATTTGTATTCCTCATAATTTTGTTTAGTAATAGTATATTCTTCTAAATTTAATGGTAATTCTATCATATCTTCAATGTTTTCAAGTTTTGAATATTTTTTTAAGTAATTTATAAGTGCGAATAAACTCATTCTATTATTAGTGCTATCTAAAATTACAAAATTTGTAATGTCTTTAGGTTTAAAAAAATAATATTCATTCAGCCTATTATTTGTACTCCATTCAATTTTTTGTTTATCTCCAACTTCAAAATCGCTATACATTTTTTTATATAGTTCTTCAATATCATTTTCTACTTTTTCATTATATTCTTCATTTAAAAATCTCAAACCAACTTTTTTAAAATTTTCTTTATCTGGTAAAGTATATTGTCCACTATTTTTGCACTTATATAGTTGTTCATTATATAAAATAATATCACCTTTAAATAGGTTATCATTTATACTTTTTACTTTATCACTACCAATTAAAGCCTTTAAACTTTTAGACATATCAGTGCTAGAAATTAATTTTCTTTTATTCATGTTATTTCCCTCTTAGGTTTATTTTTTTAAAATTAGTTTCATCTGGTATTGAATAAGTTCCAGCCTTTTTGCATTTATATAAAGTGACACTTCCGTTATTAAAATATTTCATGATGTCACCTTTTTTATATTCTTGTTCAACTCCAGAATTTTTATTTTCTCCTTGTCCTAAAATAATTCTTAAAATTTTAATTTCTTCATTTTTATCAATTACTCTTTTTTCGTTTATAGCCATATTTACACCTCACGCCATATCTCTTCAAAAGTTGCGAACTTTAAATTGTTTTCAGTAAATATTTCAATTTCTGGATAATATGATTCAACATTTTTCCTAGACCTAACTACAATTCTAGGTTTTTCTTCTTCAGTTATAATAAGCTGTACACCTAAGTTTCTGTTATAAGAAAAATTAATAAAACTATTTGTAAGATTAAATAATTTTGAATTATGATTAGAACTGTAAATTCCCGTAGGCAATATTTTATTTAAATCTATTTCTTTAACATGAGAGGTATTACCTATACCAAATTCTTGAATTTTTAAAAGGGATTGTTCTTTTATTCTATCATTAGTTACTAAACCATTTACTACTTCTTTAACTTTAGTTAAACTTATCATTCCCCTTGACGTTTCAGACGCTTCTAAAAAATTAAGTGTTATATCTTCATTATTTTTTGTATATATTAAATCATTATTAGTTATTTTTAAATTAGTTATAACTTGCTCTTTATCAGCTTTGTTTACAAGTTTTTTATTTACATTTTCATCAAATACTTGTAAAGTCAACAGAGCATTCGTGTTATGATTTATATAAAAATTAGCATTTCTGTTAATGTTTAAAAATAGTTCAAAATTAATCGTTACTATACCTTTTCCTGAATCTTCGGGGACAAAATCACTATTTTCTGCAGTAATTATAGCAATCAAAATCTCTTGGCTATTTTTAGAAGCATATATTCCGATTGTCTCAAGATTATATCCTGCCGTGTTTCCTGAATTATTAATTATTGCTGTAATTTTTATTTTATCATCGATTTTTAAAATCGATGAAATCGGAATAACTTTTTTAATTTCATCTAAAGTAGTAACATTTTCTAGATTTTCACTTAATTTTTTAGATGACACCTTCACATTAGTTATTTCTATGTTGTCAACACCCAAAGCATCATTAAGTATCTCTAATCCTTTATTTGTCATAACAGGCTTATTCCATTGTGCCACTTTCTCACTCTCCTATTCTATATGATTTATATTCTGATATAGCTCCCGAAATATATATATCATTTTCTAAACTTATATTCAAAATATTATCATTCACTATAATCATGTTTGCTGGTATCATACTTCTTAATGCATTAATTAAAAACAACTTTTTATTTTCATTTATTATTTGAGTTATGATAGATACTTTATAATTATCATTATCGATGTTAAGTTTGTAACTTTCTGGGCCTAGTAAAAAATCTAATTTTTTAATTAGTGTGTTTTTTGTGTATGGTAACTCTCCATTCCATTTTGAAAAAACATTGAATTTTCTTGTATCTATATCTATAGCTTCATCAACTTCTAAGTTTAATAATTTTTCATAAACTCTTATTGTTTCTATATCGCAAGTACTTATGAAATTATTAAATAATTCTTTTTTTAATAACTCGTATATTAAATTTAATTCTTCATCTTCCGTTGATGTAATATCTATAAATTCTTTATAAGTTTTCATTATTGGTGGCAAATATTCTATTAGTTTTACTTTTTCATCTAAGATTGTATTAATCATAATTCCACCACATCTACAAATTTAGGTATTTGTGACTCAGAAAGCTTTAAATTATTACTATTGCCATTAATTTTAATTTCTATAATGTCCTCAACACCTGATATATTTAATAATTTTGATATAATGTGTACTACTCTTATTGTTATAGCACCCTTAACCCAATCTTTTTTTAATTCGTTAAAATACGTTTCTATTATTGATTTTATTTCATTTTTTTTGTTGTTAAAATTTGTAGTGTCAATAAATTGTATTTTTACTTGCACGTTTATTTCTAATTCATTCGGTGTATCAACTGTAACAACATGCCCAATGGGAGCTAAACCTAAACCTTTTCCTTGTTTTTGTGGGTCAATTACGTTTTGCACTTGCTCTATTAATTCGTTGGTTGCTTTATTATAGCTACTATCTAGTATAGTAAGTTTAACTGTCCCACCACCATTATGTACTGGTGTTACTTTGACAGCCCCAACCCCTTTTATAGCTAAAGTCTTTTCTTTATATTCCTCAACGTTTCCACCGAACGCTTGTTCTTCAAATGAATTAAAGTATCTTTGTCTAAAGCTTTCTGTATCTTCTTCCTCTTTTCCTAAAACTAAAACGCCTTCAATTTTAGCCGTGTTTAGACCATTAACAAAATCAACTTGGATTAAATCTCCCGTGCTAATATTACCAACGACACCTAAACTTTCACATTCCAGTTTATATGTATTCTCGTTAACATCTATAACTTCTAAAACTTTAAATATTACACTATTTATTTTAAATCTTATGCCTTTGTTAACACTTACATTAAATTTAGCTTTTATTATGGATTTTGTCGCCTCAAAAGATTTAAGTCCTCTCTCTAACGCCCTTAATTTTAAAAACTCTCGAGAAGCAGTGCTTGCATAAACCTCTTGCATTACTCCCTCAAAAGCATAGTATAAACTTTCTATTTCAAGTGCCGCGGGGGCTAAAGCGTCCCAAATGATAGAACCTTCTCTTTTGTCAAATGTATTAGGAATTCTAGATAGCATTCTATTCATAATAGTTTCAAAACTTTCTTTTTTAAACATACACACCTCCTACAAATTAAATTTTTGTTCAGTTTTTAAATTTCCAAAAACGGTATCAACTTCGAATGAACAAATCAACAAATCAAAATCTTTACTAAATTTAAAATCTTTAACTTTTAATATTCTATCATCTTGCAGCAATGCTTCTTTTATCCTGTTTTCTAATTCTAAGATTACAAAGTTATATGGTTCTCCTATTAAATCTAAAATTTCAAAACCATAATTAAAAGAATATATCAAATATGAATATCTATCTGTATTTAAAATTTTATATATTGATTGCTTAACCGCTTCTATACCATCAATATTATTATATATTCTATTATTATCATTTAATTTATATGTAAGACTCGGATAATTAATGATTTTATATTCTGCACTTTCTTTTTTAGGTATCATTCTTTCCAATCTCCCTCTGTTTTTAAATCACTTAATCTATCAAGAACAACGTATTTTTGACCACCGATAGATTTTATTAATAAAACTTTTTCATCTTTTTTTAATTCATTATGAATTATTATTTTTTTCTTTCCTTTTACGTAATGTCTATGTTTAGAATTAATATTTTCAGAAGCTAACGTGTCAGAAGGTGTGGGGGTTGCTACTATTCCTTTACTATCGATGTATTTATGCGTGTGCGAATCAACATCTGGAATATTAACTTCTTCTGTTTCAAATGCAACAGTTATATCTATCTCATGCTCTTTTACGGCAGTGGTTAATATTAAATTCTCTTCTTCAAGTATTATTATTTCATTTATTTTTATTTTTAAAGGACTTTCTTCTACAACTTCTCCAAATTCAATATCTGAAAATTTACTGACATTAATTGATTGATTTATCAATTCTTCAATTAAACTAACTAACTCCATCATCATCAACCCCTAACAAATTTAAATCCATTGTGTACTCGTTATTTGTGAATTTATGAATAACACTATCAACTATCAATTTTTTATGAATTAACTTGTCATTTACTTGTAATTTGATGTAAACATTACTTCCACCTCTTATGTTTATATCTGTTGCGACAGTTGTTATAGAAAAAGACCATTTAGGAGTGCTAAAATATTTAAGTAATTTAGCTCCCCATTCTGACGCTTTATCTTTTGAAATTTTTTCTACGCTAAATGCTTTTTGCAAAACTCCCCATTTTGCTTCTTTATCAGAATTTTTAATTATATATTTATCGACTTTTTTTTCTTTCTCATCTTTGTAATAAATGAAAATTCTATTGTAGGTTTCACTATCTATACTTCTATTATTGCTGTATTTAATGATATTTGAAGCTTCAAAAACAACCTCGCTATTTAGTGTGTTTTGTTTTTTTAGTGTTAATTTTCCGAAGTCATCGTATAAAACATAATCAACTACACGCCCATTTTTTTTATTTTCAAGCATTGTATCATCTAAAGCTTGATAGATTATTTCAAATAAAGATTTATTTTCAATAATTATTTGTTTTGTTGCTATATCAATTGACGTTTCATCTATAGCTCCTAATTTCAAATTAAATTCATGTGCTAATTCTTTTATTAATGCTGTTGCAGTCTTATTTTTTATAGTCATCACATGCTGATTTTTTAAATATCTAAGCTGGTCTAAGGCTAGTATTTCTATTAGTTCTGTTTCATTTTCATTGATTTTAAATATGTATCCTTTAAAAGCATTTTGATTGTTATATTTTAAGGTTATAACATCACCTAACTCTAAATTTTTAACATCTTCTTTTCTAAATTTTAAAGTCAGATTGCTTGGGTTATCTCGCATGAACCTACTTAATTTCACATCTCCAACCGTTTGTAAAATCTTGTTATTTAATTGTATTTCTAGCATTTTACCACCAACTCGATTTCGGCAATTTCTCAAGATTGCTTGTGATTTTAGTTGCCTTTTTAATATCCTCAAATTTATCAGGGGTGCTTGTATATTTTCTTGAAGTCAAAATTAAATTTTTAGCATTAATCTTTTGAGTTTTAGTAGCTAAATCAATATTACTTGAAAGTGGTCTTTTAATTTTTGTAATAGCTAAATGTTCAATTTCTTGTGTTAATAACAAATCGTTAGTACTGTTTGCTTTTAAATCTGAAGATTTAATACTATTTACGAATCCACTTTTATTTATAGGTATTATTTCTCTTATTATTAAATCGTTGTACTCTTTAAAAGTAAACTTAACTAAGATATCTCTACCTTCATCTGAACTTTCAATAATACTAAATTCTTCAAAAGAAACCTTAATATTATCATTATATGGCACACCTCTTATAATTTTTAACATAAAAGGTTTTTTATTTTCTTTTAGTTCTTTTAACTCTTCAATAAATTCTTTAGCTTCTTTAAAAATGTTATTTTTATATAAGCAAAAAGGATACCTTGTACTTGGTAAAATAGCATCAAATGTTATAGTTTTTAAACCTTGTTCTTTTAAAAAGTTAAACTCTGAACCATTTACTAATTCATAAGTTTTATTCATATTTTTAGTTTTGATTTCAATTTTAGAAGGAGCAATAGGCAATAATATTCTATCAATATAGATTTCATACATACTTGTTAAATCATTAAAATGTCTTGTTATCTTATCTAATATCATCTTATTATCCCCTTTCTAGCTCCACCTAAAACCGCAAGGCTAACTTGCTCTGTAAGTGTTTTAATGAAATCTTGCTTATCCTCTTCAGTATTAATATGATTGTCGTTTTTAATTTCTATATTTATGGTTGGCGTTGTAATTTCTGCGATGTATTCTCTATGAGCCATATCACTTAATAGTTTTAAATCTTCTACGAATTCTTTTGTGGAATCAGCTCCTTTTTCGGTATTATTATCGATATTACCTAATTTACTATCCATATCTTTTAATAGATTTTTAGAGTCATCACTGAACATATTACTAAGCTTACTTTGCATGTCATCTCCTACAGAATTTCCTTTGTTCCATGCGTTTTTGACATTAAAATATCCAAGCTCCCCTAATTTAGGGGCGTTTTTACTCCATTTAACCATTCCTTTGGTGTAAACTTGTTTGTCAGCCAGACGTTCTTGTAAATTTTCAACTGAGCTTGCTAGATTTGTTCTAGCCACCTTATCAGCTATTGATAATAATTTTTTAACACCTTCTAAAACAAAATTAATGACGCTTATAACGTAATTTTTTATAGTAGAAACTGGTGACACAAATATGTTATATAACGCTTCTGCAATCGTCGAACCTCCTGTAACTAAGGTGTTTATAACATTAATTACAATATTAATTATTCCGATAAAAATGTTACCTATTATTGAAAATGCTGCATAAATTGACCCAACTATAACACCAAGTAGTGTTTTTGTTGCTCCTGTAAACTTATTAAACATTGAAATACCAGATTGCAAAATAGCTATAAACGCTATTATTACTCCTATCATTAAACCTATTGGATTTAAATTAAGTAATGCATTCATAATAGAGATTTGCCCATTTAATATTTTTTGAATTATAACCCAAGCTGAAATTGCTTTGCTCACTCCAGCTATAACGAGGGCGTGAATTGCAATTACACTGTTATATGCGATAAAAGCCAATAATATACCATATATCAGATATTTTAATGGTTCTAACGCTTCTAAAATCATTAACGTAACACTTAATATTTTACTACCTGCGGTTAAAAACACTCCAACTAATACCATAACATCATTTATTATTCCAGTAATCACTATATTTCCCGCAATAGTATTAAAAACTTTAAAGAAACTATCAGCTACCTCTGTAAACTTAGTTTTTATAATATTAAACAATTGTCCCCAAGTTCTTGACATTTGCTCAAATTTATTTTCAATATCTGTCGCACTTTCAAAAACTGCTTTTTTTATAACTTCTGCTGTTATTTTACCTTCAGCTCCTAATTTTTTTAATTCAGCTTTTGATACATTCATAGCATTAGCAATTGATTCAACTAAAAGTGGAGCATTTTCTTTAATAGACCTAAATTCATCACCTTGAAGAGCACCAGAACCTAAAGCTTGCGTCAACTGATAAAGTGCAGCACTCGCCTGTTGAGCGTTTGTTCCTGATATTTTGAAAGATTTTGCTAATAATTCACTAAATCTTAGGGCTTCCCCGTTGCTGCTAAAAGTTCTCCCTGTTAGTTGTTTTATTTTAATAACTTGGTCAGCAAACTCATTGAAATCAGCTCCTAAAGTTTTTGCAACATTTCTAATATTATTTTTTAAATTACTAGCCTCTTCTTCTCCGTTAGTTATTAGATTTAATCTAGCATCTATATTCATAATCTTATCACTGAAATTAAAGAAAGACTGTAGACCTTTAAATGCGATATATAACCCTGTTACGGTTTGCATCATCCTTGAAAAGGACATATCCGTTTTTTGGGCAGTTTCATTTATCCTATTCATAGATTGATTGCTATTGTTTATTTCATCTGTAAGAGTATTCATCGATGAATTATACATTCGAGACGTCTTTGAAACTGAAGCAAGAGAGTTGCTTGTTGTGTTAGATACGTCCTCTAAATCCGTCATGCTCCCTGATAATTCATTAACTTTGTTTATCATATTCATGATTTTATTACTTATATTATCAACTAAAGTAAATCTTGTTTTTATTGCCATTTTGTCACACCACCTTTCATTTTAATTTTTCAAGTTCTCTTTTTTCTTGGTTTGCCCTAAAAAGTACAGAAGCTTTTATAAATATTTTTTCATTATAATCTAACGCCTCAAATTCGCTAGGTAAAATTTTTAATTTGTGTAGCAAAAAATGATAAAGGATAGCCTCACCGTCCCCGCCTTCTAAACGTTTTTTATATCATCAACCATTTTTTCTTCTTTTTCTGCATAATTATGTAAATCAGCAATTTTTGACTCTAACGCTGTGAACTCGCCTACAGTTAAAATCTCTTGTAATAAATCGTATGCGTCCATAACACCGTATGAGTCTTGTAATTCTTTGTTATTCAAATTAGGATACACTATACATTTAGTCATTAATTCTCTAGTGAAACCTTGATTGTCAAAATTCATTCGAGTTGCGCCTTTTCTATCTATTTGTTTTTTAAGATACTTATTTTTTAAATTTTCCATGTCTCTATTAGATAAAACAAGTAATTCCCACTCTATATTTTCTCCACTTTCATTTTTAAATCTATCACTTGCAAGATATTTTACATTTTCTACTTTTATATTATTTTCTTTAAAAAAAACATTTAAATTCATTTTTTCTCCTTTAATTAAAAATTAGGATAGCTCCTTATTGAGCCATCCCATCAAGATTATTAAATTTTTTGGGTATTTTAAAATCCTCAAAAGTAAATTCAAATTCTTCATCTAATGCATCTGTTTCAGCATCTATGTTAGCTAAAATCATAGAATTGAAATTACAATTTATAAGTATCACTACTTGTTTTCCTACAGTTGTGGTGGGATCTTCATTTTCTACTTGCATATCAAAGTATATATCTTCTCCACTATCTTTATATTTTTCAGCTAATTCTCTAAAAAGAGATGTATTATAATGTAATTTTGCACTTCCTGTCCCTTTCCAACCAGTTGATTTATTCCCTTTACCAGTCTTACCCATAATAGCTATCTCTTTTTTAGTTTTTTCTATCTTTGCTTTTACTTGTGTAACTTGCATTAATTCATATCTATTACCCTCAATCGTTACATAACACTTACCTAAACTACCAGAAATAGTATCTTTAGCATTCATTATAGCCATGTTTTATTCTCCTTTCTATCCAATAATCACATTCATATATAACTGTTCCATAGCATTTACAGGAACAACAACATCAGTTATTATTACTTGGTCTTTTTCTTCCCCTTTTTTAATAACAATATCTGTATCTTTAAAATCTTCTATTGCCCTTATATTTTGTAAATTACTATGATGCAATACAATATCTTTCCACAATTCAATTCTACCTGCTTCATCATTTGGCATTACTCCCAAATACTTGCTATTAAATAAATTAGCTATATCTACTGCTATTTGGTCTATTATTCTTATAGTTTGATTTTTTGTGAAATCTCTATTTTTTTCTTTTGATAAGCTAACTAATGAATTAATATCTGATAGTATTCTTACATCATCATTTACTTTATGGAATAATAACTTACCAGCTTTTTTACCATTAATTAAAGCCGTTTGATTTTCAAGTGTTTCAAATTCATATTCCCCAGTATATTTCTTATTAGTTAATGACTTATTTATATTACAACCTGCAAGTGTACCTGCTAGCCACAAAACACCATAAGTTTCATTAGTTCCTAATACCTTACTTTGTAGATTAACTATACCCTCATAATCTGCCTCTTTTCTATATAGCACAGTTTGAAATTTAGAACCCACTTCATCTCTCATTCTCTTAGTAAAATTAACAAATAAAGTCTTTATAGTTTCATCATTAGATGTTGTAGTAAGTGTATTGATATAATAACTTTCAATTGCATCTAAAAAGGTCTGATATTCTGCACCAGTTATTGCACTTCCATTTGTTCCACTCGTTAATGCTAATCCAGTGTTAGCTTCTAATTCTTCAACTTTTTTAAAGTCAACATATTTATTTTCTTTTAAATCAGCAGACTTTTCAACAACTTGTATATCAACTACATTACTATCTAAAATAGTTAATACTTCATATTTATTGCTATCTACAAGTTTAGTTATTTTTATTATTATATCATTTCCTCTTACTCCAACATGTTTTGCTGTAGCAAATTTATTACTTGCTTTAACACCGTCTTTATTTAATCTAAAAAGATATAACGTTTTAGCATTTGCTAATAATTCTCTTATAGGTTTTATTTCAGGTGCTGTATAATCATATCCTAATAATTCTAAACTTCTTTTTTCAAGGTCTGAATTTTCAATCGTTATGATTTTTCCTACATCTCCCCAATTTAATTCTAACGGACAAGCTACATATCCTCTTTCTGCCATTTCGACACTTGCTTTGGATTTAGATTTAAAATTAATATACGTTCCGGGTAAAACTTTATTATGAAACGTAAAATTTCCACCGCCTAACATTAACTAACCTCTCCTTTCAAAAATTCATTTAATTTATATTCTACTTCTTCTAAAGAATACTCTTTGTTATTTTCTAATATTACATCTAAAATATCTTTTCTTTCAGAATATTTATTTGATTTTAAAATACTTTCTTTCGTGTATTTTTCTTGTTTAATTTCAATTTTATTCTCTTTCTTTTCTTTCATTAAATACACCACCTCTATATTCTATATTTTTCATTTTTATTTCCTCTTTGCTATGATAAGTCCAAACATTATATGTTATATCAATAACCCCAGCATTATTTTGAATTGAAAAAGAAAAGTTCATACCTCTTATTTTTTTATTTCCAAAATCTAATATCTCTAACACGTGATACATATTTTCACACATATTCATTATTTCATCGATATTATCATTAAAAATCGTAATAATAAGTCTAGTATTAATATTATATCTTTCCCCCATGATGCGTTTGATTAAAACAGGTAATGCTGTTATGTGTATTGTTTTACCAAAATTTTGTTCTATTTTATCATTTATTATTTCATATTCAGGATAATACTTTAATATTTGCGTTGATAATGCCTCTACTAATTTTAATATCATTTATCAACTCCTTTCAAATCTTTAACAATTTTTTCTATATTAAGTTTAACAAGATTTTCAATTGATGTTTGCGATAACACTTCTCCTTTTTCGACAAAATGAAATCCACTCCACCATTTACCATTTACTAGTCTATGTCCATAGTTCACATAGCCTGCGTAATCTGCAAGATTTATAACATCTATACTATATTCACTTTTTAGAACCTCTACACCAGTTTGTGATAGATGCCAATTATTCCTCAAATTTCCTGTATCAACAGGTGTATTTTTAATTATTTCATTATTTAAAATGATAGCTGCGTCTATAGTTGTTTGTTTAAAAACTTTATCAATTTTATCTTTAGATGCTATCAATTCTTTTTCAAAAGCTTTTAATCCTGAAACATCAATTTTAATCATGACTTGTCCTCTTTTGATTTTAAAAATACAGCCTGATGTGTAGTTAACATCATTGAATTAGAATTAATAAAATGATATTCTTTATCATTTTTTAACACTACAATCTCAGAATTTAGAGGTATCTCTAACTCTGGAGATATCATTAAAACTACAGTAGAAGTGTTAGAACCATAAACACCTTGATTTATGATGTAAAAATCATTTTTAAAGCATAATTTACAAGGAATGTTAGAATACAAAACTTTGCTGTTAGTTTTAGTTAATCCATTTACAACTGATTTTTCAAATATTTTGATAGTAGCTAAATCTTTATAAGTGCTTTCAAATATTTTTTTTGCTTTAAGTTTTTGTAACTCTAAGTCCAATTTATCACCCTATACCTATTAATTTCTGTAAGATTGTATTTTGTCATTTCATTTAAAACTTTTATTAAATTTTCTTTTTCATCGTAAGCACTTTCATTTTTAGCGTATTGTATAGAAGTTTCATATTCTTTAATATTAACAATTTGAACTAACTCCTCTGGTGTTAAATTATTTATACTTTCATACTTACCTAAACTCAAATTATTTAGTAAGAACTTACCTACAACCCTATTCGCTAAAGTATAGATAAGTCCTTTAGGTAAATCTATTCTATTTAAATAGTTCAATAATTTCTCTGATTCTATATAGCATATTAACAGAAGCATGTTTTCTTTTTCTTCATCTAAATTAATTTTTAATGCCTTTAATATCAATTTAGATTTTTCTAATACTATATTCATAATTAACCTTTATTTTTTGAATTAGATTTTTTTGTTGTAACCTCATCTTTGAATTCTGTTACTTCTTCTATTGCTTCTTCTATTTTTTCAACAATAGCCCCAAGTGATTTAAACCAAGCTACATCATAATCTGATAATTCAGCTTGTCCTTCTCCTTTAATGAATTGAACTCCAGCTAGCTTTTCGTTGTATTCTTTGTTTGGAAATATTATTTTATACATCTAAATTCCTCCTATTTTACTTTTATTTTTCTTAAAACACCACAAGATTTTGTGTTTTTAATTACAGGTACTGCTCTAAGTTCAACTAATCCCCTAACTTGTTCTTGTGCCTGATTAAAATCAGGAGTTATTACATCTATCAATGCACTTATATTAGCAGGAACTCCTAAAGTCAAGGCATCTTCTCCAAAAGATATAGCATAAATATCAGTTGTATTTTGTGTATCTAATGTAGCAATACCCTCTTTTTCTGCCTCATTTTCGGCTTTGTATCCTTTTATAATTACGATAGGTATGCCGTCAAAGGCTTCTATTGTTTGTCCAAATTCGGACATTCTTTGTGTATACATTCCACATTCTCTAGCAACATCTTTTAATACTGCTGCCATTAATGGATTAACTAATAAAACGTCAGGTTTTCTATCAAGAGTTGAAAGCCATCTATTCATAATTGAAGTAAACTCTCTGGCTTTTGTTTTTATGTTTTCAAATGTTGATAAGTCAAATGCTGTACTGTCTGCTTCAACGTCTGTTGATTTTCCTTTTAACAAAACATTTAATCCGTCAAATTTACCTGCAGCTTTTGAAGAATTTATTAACTCATATGAAAACCCATTTCTTGCTCCTTGAATTAATGATTTCATTTGAAATTCTACTTCATCTTCTACACCACCTTGGTCTCTTAAAGCTCTGTCTATTTTAAATGAACCTCCATATATTTTTAATTCAACATTTTCTACTTTTCTCTTAGCTATTGTATCTGTATATTGTCCATTAATGTCTCTAAAACCAGTTTTTGACTCGTCTGTTTTGACAACATACGATATATTCCACCCAGCACCACCTTTTATAGGATTTGCTATTGGTTCATACGGAATATTTGATAATAGATAATCTCTTCCAGCAAACTCCTCAATAACCACTTTTTTTAAATCAGATTGCATTGCAACCTTTACATCATCTAATGATAATACTGCCATTCTTAATTTCTCCTTTACTTATTATATTCTTCTTTTAAGACATTGCCCCATGTTAACTTTGATTGTCCATTATTATCTCCAGATTTTTGTGGATTAAAACCACTAGGTGTTGGAGTTTCACCAGTTTGTTTAAATAAGTAAGCATCACTTTCTCTTAATGCTTTCAATTGTTCATCAAGTCCTACTAATTTATTGTTTTCATACTTAATATTGTCTAAATTTAATAAAGCTTTTACTGCTTTATTGTTGTTTGCTCCTGCTTTAGTTAAAGCAACTTCAATACCGTTATCTAGTCTTAAACTAGCTAATCTGTTTTCATACTCAGTTTGAGTATTTTTGTTTGTATCTTGAAGTTCTTTGATTTTAGAATTTAAATCCTCATTATCTTTAGTGATTTTAGCTAGCTCTTTCAATTGATTATCACGTTCCGATAATTGATTTTTTAATTCATTCTTTTCATCAATTGCTTCTTTAAATCTTGAATAAGGTATACTATCTTTAAATCCATCTAATACCTTACTTGTTTGTTCTTCTGTTAGCCCTAAAGCTAATAATTCTTGTTTATTCATTATTACTCCCTTCATTTTTAACGTTGTATGACAACAATTTTTGTAATAAAAAAAGAGCATTCTTTAACGCCTATGCTCTTTAAAAGGCAAATATATTTTTTAAATATAAAATGTTATAATAAATTTAGGATGTGATATTTTATGGCAAATACTAAACAAACTTCTAAGTCTGTTGCTAGTAAAGCATCAACTATTCTTAGAGATAATAGATATAGCAAAACATCTAAATCTGTAGCTGGTTCTGCATTATCTCAAACAAAATCTACTTCAAAAAAGAAATAGATTTATTTTCTTTTAGAACTAGATAAAGACTTTCAGCCAAAGAAGAAATTAAAGTTTCATTCTCATTCTCAGTATCAAATCTTAGGCTTGTAAATATACAATGTAATATTTCATGTATTACAGTCACAGCTTTCCTTTCTTCTTTGGTATTTTTATTAATTAATATTTTATTTTTAGTAAAATCTGTTTCACCAAACACAACATCATTATTCCCAGTTTTAAAATCACACTCTTCTATTTCAAATATTTGCCCTAATATTTTTATTTCCATTTTACCTCCTAACAAAAAAAGACAACCTTTTAGTTGTCTTAAAATATTTAAATATTTATACAGTAGGTGTTCTTGTCCCTACATCTCCTTCCACTTAAGGGGCGACGGTCGAACAATCTCCGTCCTTGTATATTTATATTATATCTTTATACTTTCATTTTGTCAAATATTTTCCTATTTTTAATTAAATATCTTTTTAATTGTTTTTCGCTCATTTTATATGAAGTTATGATTGAATTATAATAATTATTTTCAATTCCCAATTTAATTATTACATTAAAATCACTATCTCTTATTTTTTTTATAATCCATATCGTATTTTCATTTTTATAATCTTTTAAAATAAATTTAGGTTTAGAAATTATATTTTCAAAATTAGCCAACAATTCATTTTCTATTTCTGGATGTCATTCTGATATATGTCCTAATCTTTCTTCAAAAAGAACAACTTCATTAGTTTTTAACTTTCCAAATTCCTTTTCAATAATTTTAACTATGTTATCATTTAATGTTGTTCGTTTGACTATTTTAGGTATTTTTTTAATTATTTTATTCTCATATTCTTTATAATTTTTGTCTTTTGAAAATACACTTTTTCCTGTTTCTATATCTCTTTCAATTCTAGTTGCTTGACTTTCTCTATGCTTTTCTACTATATTTTCAATCTCTTGAGATAATACCGGAATAAACACACTTCGACAAGATGGGTGAAATGGTGGTAAATCTATTCCTATTTTTGCATGTTCAAGCTTTACAATACTTTTATCCTTATTTATACATATATTACTAGTTTTCAAATCAAGTGTTGCTAATATTTCTACTTCTTCCACTCCCAAATCTGAATAATTTTTAACTCTAGCTTTATTATGTATTCTAGCACTTTCTGTTAATATCAATCTTTTAGCATTTAATTTGCTTACATTAAATTCAGTACTTACATCTTTTATAAATGCTTTGATATTTCCTGTTCCAATATATGTTGGTAGTTTTTTCTCTAATTTTTTTATAATTCTTTCAGTATCTCCCCATATCCTATCACTAAAATTCTTATTGTCTACCCACCTTTGATTAACTGCATCTTGTATAGACTTAAAATTTTCACTATAAAGCTTAGGAACTACTTTATTATTTAATTTAGGTAACATATCACTATTAATAGTTTTATTTGCGATATTGCTTAAATGTTCGTTAAGATATCCAGTTCTTTTATTAGAAAGTTTACTTAATTCCATTTTTATTTCTAACATCATAGCTACTTTTTTAGTTACTCTGTGTCGTAAAGAAGCATTTTTTAAAGCTTTGTCTATTTGCTCGGCATATTTAGGTAAAACATCTACAACTTCTTCATATTTCTTAGCATATTTAACATATGTTTCATAATCCCAACTTAATTCTTCTAACTCATCTTTATCAAGAACAGTATTAACTTCTTCTAAATTTTTTGAAATATTATTCTCTTTTAATTTTAATAAATATCTTCTGATAATTTTCTTTGTTTCAACTTCTGAACTCTTTAATACTTCAATATGTCTTTCAACTTCCTCTAAATTACTACCATATATTATATTTTCTTCTTCTAAAAGTCTTTTTTCTAAATACTCTTTACTCATGTTTATGTTCCATATCATCAAATTCTTTATTATTTAAATTATTTTCAGATTGCTCTAATCTTTCTAATTCTAAGCTAACATCATTTACCCATGGGTGTTGTGCTACAACAGTTTCTAATGATAGTACCCCTAACGATTTAATACAATCATCAATAGCTTGTGTTTCATTTATTAAAATATCTCTATTAAATACAATGTTTACTTTTTCATTTGTGAAATCTCCGACTTTAATATTTATTAGATGCTGATTTATAAACCATAATAATTGAAGCAATGAATCTTGAAATTCTCTTTCAATAGCATTAGCATCTAAATCTATATCACTGTACATACTTTGAATATTCATCTGATTTGGATTACCATTTAATTTTTCAGATTTTGCTTCAAATCCTTTAGCGTTTTCTATCATCTTATCTTTTAACATTTTAAGTATTGATTCATAATTTTGTGAATTAACCTTTACTTCTAATGCTTCTACTCCACCATTTTCTTGTACTCCAACAACTCCATAAATATTTAAATTAGTTCTAAACTTATTCCCCTCTGGATTATATCCTTTAACAACAAATATTGTATTTCTCCAATTTTGCTCCATATCGTTTTTATAATCTGATATAAGTTCATTAATACTATCTTGTATTGATTTAACTCTACTTATCAATGGTTGTTCTTCAAAATTTGCTTTAAAAGGTATTATAGGTAATTTTTCCCAATTATATGCATGTTCTCCCATTTTAATATAAGGTATTTTTTCATTTAAAGATATTAATCTATTGTCTTTAAGATTAAATAACTCCACACCATTTAATGTGTATAATTCCACTTTCTTTTGTTCTATGTGCTTTCTCCCATCAAATTCTTTAGTTGAATATACCCTAATAACATAATCTAACTCTATGTGTTCTTTATCTTTCCATACTGGTATTATTTCCCTTGAATCAAATCTTTTAAAGTCAAGCTCTCCTTTTTGATTATAGAAAACATAAAGCCATGATATACCAAATTTATATGCATCTTTTCCTAATAAAAAAAGAGTTTTAAGGAATTTATTATCAAATATTTCACTTAAACTCTCGGTATACTCTTCATCTTTTCCATCAATACTAAAAGGTTTTGAAAACAAATAATTTAATTTTTGGTCTAAAATACCCTTAAATTGATTATCAACAATTTTAAAATTAGGTGCATTAGGAACTTCAATCATATTACCGTTACTATCAATTCCCAATTTTTTTCTATTTAAAATAGCATGCTTTCCTAAATAATAGTTTTCACCTATCAACATTTCTTTATACACATTACTATTGAAATAATTATCAATAATAATTTCTAATTCTTTTAATTCTAAATTTTCATTCATATGTGTTTTTCTCCTAAATAAACTTTTAATCCATTCAAACATTTTTTATTCTCCTATATTCCAAATATTATTCCAGATGGTTTACTCATATATTCCTCAAGTGCATATCTCATAGCATCCATTAAATGATTAAACTCTCCTATAGGTTTATTTATCATATTACCAAACTTATCTTTTTCCCAACTATAATTTGATATTTCAGTTAAAAAATTTACACATTTAGGATGGATTATTATTTTGAAATCTTGTATAAATTGTATACCATTTAATACACTGTCTCTTCCTTTTTTTGCTGGTTTAATCCTATATAGTCCTAACCCTTTTAATTGGTCTATCGATTTAATTTCTGCATTATCTGCTATTATCTTTTCTTTAGAAAAACCCATTTCAACTATTTTATTGTATATTTTTTCATTTGAATAATGTTTAACATACATTTCATCAAAAACATATATTTCTTTTTTTTCAAGATTTATTAACCCACAAAAAAATCCGCTTGGGTCATTAGTATAACCAAAATCTAAACCAAATGCTGTTTTAATATCTGGATAAGTATTAAGTATTGTATCGACATCAAACTCTCTCTCTTCCCAATTTTCATATACTAAACCATCCACTATTCCCCAGTTACCTAATCCTGCTACTTGATAACGCCTAGGATTATTTTTTTTCATTTCTTCCATCTTATCTAAATCTGATTTATCTAACCATTCATTGCAAAGATAAGTTGTAGTTGTAGCTAATTTATTATCAGTATTTTCAGTATCAAAAAATCTCTTCTTTAACCAGTGCCTCTCATTCCAAGGATTAAAACTTATTGTAATTTGTTTAAATAATGGAGGTTCGACCACACCTCTTATTGATTCATCCAACATATCGAATGCAGCTTCACTAGTTAACTCATAAGCCTCTTCTATCCAACACCAACACAAGCTTCCATTAGAAACTGAAATCGAAGTTATTTTTAAAGGATCATCGAAACCACGAAACAAAATCTTTTGCCCAGTTGGTCTATATGTTATTTCAAGTGGTGATTCTTTAAATTCAAACAAATGACTTACCTTTAATCTATCACAAGCCCATTTTAAATCACTAAAACAACTATCTTTAAGTGTACGAAAGACTTTCCTAACCACTAAAGCATTAGAACCTTTATATTTCATAAGATTATAAATTATCCACAATGCTATGGTTTTTGATTTTTTACTACCACGTGAGCCTTTTATAACTCTATATCTACCCTTAAAGTTCCATATTTCCTTATAACCTTTTCCTATTATTTCAGGCAAATATACTCTTTTAATCTTCAAGTTCTTCGTCTCCCTCGAATAAAACAGGAATATTAATATCTACACTAGTCTTATCAGTAAATAACATATATCTTTTCCCAAGCAATTCTAAGGCTTTGATTCTATCTCTTTCACTTACTCTCTTTTCTATAACTCTCGCCCTTGAACAGCCTTCTCCTAATCCTTCTACAACCACTACATCTTCTGTAGTCTTACCTCTAGCTATATCACTAAGCAACGCCAAAACTTCTTTAGCTTCCAATGTCCTTTCATCCATCTTAGTGTCCATTATCTCTTTAATATAGTTTTTTATGTCAGGTTTTGTCAGGTTTTCTTGTCCTATGCTTCTAGCAGTTTTCTCACTATAACCCGCCTTCTTAGCAGCTTCTGTAGCATTACCACATTCAACATAATACTCACAGAAAGCTTTTTGTCTTATATTTAGCAACGCTACCACCTTCTTTCCTTAAAATAAAAAAAGAGAGTAAAAATAATTACTCTCTGAAAATTATACTTTTCTAATTATAATACATTATAACACATATTAAGACCTATGAAAAGACCACTTTAGGACCATTTTATATTTTTTTCATAAAAAAAGTGGTAAAATCTTACTTTTTAATTCTTTAATTAACCTATTTTTATTCCTTTTAACTGTAGTTATTCCTATATTTAAAATAAATGATATTTCTTCTAAAGTTTTCTTTTCAAAATATTTTAATGGTATTATTTTAAAATATCTATCCTTTTCTAAATCATTTAAATTCAAATCTATTATGTCTATTATTTGCTCATACTTAGATATTTGCTTTGTATAATTGTTGATTAAATCCATTCTTTTATCGATATCACTTTTAAAAATGCGTGTTCCCTGCACATTTTCACTATCAAAATTTACTAGTATAATTTGTTCTCCATTTTTTAAATCTTCAATTCTTTTTTCTAAGGATTTTATTCTTGTTCTATAATCATTATAGCTATATAGTAATGATTCGACATTATTTCCTAGAATATCTTGTCTATTTATCATTTAAACACCTCTAACCATTCTTTTCAAAAATAATTTCATAGCCTAAGTCCCTTAAATTATTACATATAGGCTTATAAGTAAAATTCTGAAAATTAAATAATTCTTTTTCTATGGCATCATATATTTTTGTTCTTTCTTCTTTATTTTTAGTTATATTGTCCAATAGTCTATTTATTGACCTATATTTAGGTTCCGTTTTTCTTCTATCGACATAACCGTCATCTTCTAAACACCAAATTTCTTGTAAAAAATCAGTTATTTTTTTTATGTTTTTAAATGGTATTTTTTTCATCCTTTTTTCTCCATTCTTTTCTTAATTCTAATAAGTATTTTTTCATTTTTTCAGCACAATATTCTGCTTCTTCTTTATTTTCAAAATAATTATAAATTTTATAAGCTTTGTCCGCATCGATATCGGGGTATGCGTTCGACTCAAAGCTATAATCAACATTTAGTAGCTCATTAAGATAATAAAATGTAATACTACCGTTTAATCTTTTTATCGGAAATCTTTCAATACCATATTTCTTATTTATTTCGTCGACTTTGTCATATAACGATTTCAAAAATTCATCTTTTATTGGAAAAGGTTTTTTTAAATCCTTATCATTAATATAGAGAACTTTCTCTTTAGGTCTGTATTGAGGAAAATTATCATATTCTCTAAGGACTATATCTTCTTCCTCATACTCTATTTCATTATTAAACATTATTATATCTACAACTGAATATTCTTTATTTACTGTAGTTACTTTTATTTCTAATATATTGTCTTTCATTATTCCTCCTCATAAATTTCTAAAAATGTTTTACCATCAATCTCAACAGTTGGACTCATAACTCTACTTGATATAAAATCTTCTAGATTGGACCTAAGAAACCCTGTAGAAACTCTATATTCTATATTTTCTCCTACTATTCTATATCTAACTGAATATTTCATTTTAGGATTATGTCTACTTAAGAAATCTAATTGCTCACCATTTAATATTAATTCTTTTATTTTCTTAATTACTTTGGCTCTCTTTTTTCTTTCAACGTTTTTCATTATTCTTATCCTTCTTCTACCAACCGCTTAAATTTTTCCTTATTTTTTCTTTGAATTCATAAATTTTACAAACATCTAATAACCTATCTAATATTTTATTGCTTCCATTAAAATCTAAATATTTTTTCAATTCTTCTTTTTAATTTAGAGTAATTTTTTAATAATGTTTTACAATCTTCTATTCTTAAATTATGAATATCTTTCATTTCATATTCTACGGCTGTCTTAACCTCTTTTTTAATTAACTCTCTTATTTCTAATTCTTTCAATTTAACCTTAACTTTTCTTAACTTTTTTAAAAGGCTTCAATATATAATTTTATATCATCTTTTAATTCTAAGCTTTTTAAGAAATCATTTTTAAAACAACCTCTCTCATTTAAAAATTCACATAAATTGTAAAACATTAATACTTTGCTAGTTTTTATCATAAACCAAGTTTCATGAATAATACCTTTTTCTATACCATCTTTGCTAATGGGAAGATTATAGTATTTTCCATGTTTATTTTTTGTTGGTTTTAAATGAATATCGTTTCTAATAGTTGGAACTATTACTTTTTCATTAAATTCTTTTAAATTTTTAATTTCAACTTTATCAATACAATAATCATTCTGTTCTAAAATCTTTTTATCAATTAAATTTTCAGTTATCAAATATTCATATAAACTGCCAGGATAATCATTATTTCCAAACAGTTGATAATCCCCTATATCTACTCCATTTTTTTCTATATTAAGGTATATTCTATAACTCATAGTTTTCTCCATTCATTAAATCTTCTATCTTTTTTTTCTAACGATTTGATTCTAGCTTTATAGTAATTATACTTATAAAGTAACCTCTCGACATTATTGCAAATAGTATCTTGTTCAACATTTATTATTTAATCACCTCCAACCATTCTTTGTTTTCATATATATTGCCTGCTAATTCATAACAATCAACCATTATATATAAATTTTGTGAAAAATTACTAAATTTTATTTTATACTCTCCCCTTTCAAAAATAACTATCCCAAATTTTTCTCTATCAAAATCTGCTAAAACATCACCCTCATATATTTCTGTTCCATCAATATTTTTAATGCCTGTATACCGCATAAATTCAATATTATTAAATGATTTAACATAATATTCTCCACCCCGTTTAAACCAAGCATATTTTTTTTCAAAACTTATCGCTGTAACTTCTCCCATGAAATTATAAATTTTATCCCATACCCTAAATTTTATCTCTCTCATTTTTTATCTCCTTTTGTTTTTTAAATATTTAAATATCTCATAAAATATTTCATTTATATTATGATTATTAACGCATGAAAAAGTAATTTTCTCATTTTTAATTGTTATTATTAAAGTTTTTACAAAAGCTTTATTATTGATAATACAATTCATGAAATCTATATTATCGAGCTTTATATCTATTTGTTTTCCGTTTGTATCTTGTAATGTTATTTTATCCATTTTTATCATGTACCTCTGTTGTTATTTTCAAAATATAATATGCCCTTAATTTCACTTTTAAACCCCATAAAAGACTTTCAACAGTCTTAGATTAGAATTTATCCAAAAAAACTTTTTCAAAGCTTCTAGGGCACAATTTTGGCTATTAGGGCTATTCTATCCAAATATATACGCCTGGATTTTGTTTATCATATTCATATTCTTCAAAAATAGGAATTATATTATCGGCGTTATCATCTTGTATCCAACCATGCTTTGTCATTAAATCACAAGGTAGTTGTACAATGTTGTGATAATCAAATCTTCTTTTACTATCTCTAATAAATTTAAAATGTATTCTATATGGAGTTGCTTTATCTTTTATCATTTTAATAAATTTATTCTTGTTAGTTATCCATTGAATTTCATACTCTTTAAGATATTTAGTAACTGTTTTGCTATTAATAAGGTGTTTACCAATCCATTGTTTACTATTTTTAGAACTAGGCACATTGCCCTTTATAAAAATATTATCCATTTTTTAGCTCTAATCTTTCTTTATAGGCATTAGTCCATGCTTTTATTTTTTCTTTATTTCCTATTTCAATTATATGTTTTGAATTTATATTACCTATCATCAAAGGGACAACTTCATTTTTAATACTCGAATAAGCCGTAATCATTGCTCTTACTTTTGTGCTTAAAAGTATTTCTAATTTTTCACTTTCCATATATCCCAATTTATGTAATCCACCTAATTTATCAACAATTATGTGTACTATAGGATTTTCACACACATAAGCTTTCGTTGTATTTTTAGTCATAATTTTAATAAATTGACAAACTTCATAATAGTCTCTTTCTTCTTTAAACTTTCTATCAGTTTCAGTAAATTTTCTTATTTCTCCAGGTAAAGGTAACTTAGAGTATGTATTATTTTTTAAATATTCTTCAATCCCTTTCATATATTCTTCATCTGTTAAGTCATTTAATAAATGATAATAAGCCGTTAATTGCTTTTGTTCAAACTTTTTAGATAATACAATCTCTAATAATTCTATCCCTTGTAAAAATATTTCTTTTTTTAGTTTTATCTTTTTCATTTTTAACCTTTCAAAAAATTTAAAAAAATAATGTTGTATTTTGTGAAAAATCCAAGCCCTATTATATTCTTTAACTTAATTATATTATTATCAACACACTACAATTTATCTTTATATTTATTATTATTCTTAAACTTATTATTATGTATCTATCTTAAATACTATCTATATTATTACTATCTATCTTAGGGGTATGTTTTTCATACCTAGTCTAGGTATGATTTTCATACTTACCTAGATATGTTTTTCATACCTACTTTTATTTTTCTAACCAGTAGTATTTGCTCGCCTTTCCTTTTTCTCTTATCACTTTTACAATCTCTTGTTTTTCTAATTCTTTTATCGAATTAGTGATATCTTTTAAAAAAGTAGTTTTTAAAACCCTAGATAACTCTTCCCTAGTCATCAAAAAATATTTATTATCATTTTCATCTTTAAGTTTAGTGATACTAGCTCTTTTTAACATATATAGATATATCTTTACTGTGTTATAATTTACTTCATTAGATAGGACAGCATTATACATCTTTCCACTAATTTTAAAAAAATTATCTACCATCCTATCTACCCTCACTTTCTAATAATTCTTTTAAAATGGAAAGTCATCTTCTTCAATTATTTCTGCATCTGCAACTTCTTTTTTAGATTTTTCACTAGTTTTTGTGTTATCATCTGTTTTTCTTTCAATAAAGCCTATTTGATTAACTAAAACATCTGTATTAAATCGTTTTTCTCCATTTTTTTCATATGTGCTAGTCATAAATCTACCTTGTATCAATATCCTATCACCTTTACTAAAGTATTCAGATATAATCTCTGCTCTTTTCTCCCATGCAACACAACTAATAAAATCAGCTTCTTCTCTATTTATTTCTCTTTGTACTGCAACATTAAATCTTAAATAAGCTTTACCAGTTCCTGTATATTGTAATTCAGGTTCTTTTGTAAGTCTTCCTAATAGTGATACATAATTCATTGCTCATTTCCCCCTTTAAAATATTTCTTCTTCATATTCATCTGGATTAGGTACTTCATCTTTTTCTGATTCTATTATTTCCTCTGATATTTCTACTGTTTCTATTTCATCAATTTCATTTGAATTATTTGGATTATCTACATATTCAACTTCAATATCATTATCATCTGTATAATCTTTAATTACAGCATTATCAGTTTTTATAGCTGTTTGTAATTCTGTACTTAATATTCCATATCTTGAAAGTAGAAGTTTTAATACTGTTTTCATTGCCATTAAATCAAATTGAGTTGTCCATGGAGAATAAGGCCTATCTCCAGCCTTACTATATTTTCTTTTATGTTCAATTATTTCATCTTTACTCATTATTAAATATTTTTCAAATCCATTAATTAATTTAAAATATGCAACATAATGTGTAATATCTTCAGATTGTTTATTTGAAAGATTATATTTTAATTCATCTTTTATTGGGTCATATTCTTCAAATTGTCCTTTATATAATGGTGCTACATTTATTTTTAGATATTGTCCACTTCTCATTGCTAGCTGAACATACCCTTTATATCCCATTTGGAATTGTGCCTCTATTTTTTCTTTATTTTTATAAGGAACTATATAGGTATAACCTAAATTCTTTTCAATAGGTAAATCCAGTACAGCACTATTCAAAGCACTGAAAACAATTGATTTTGGACTTGCTGAATTTAATAATTTATCGTTACTAACTATATTAAATAAGCTATTTAAAAATTTTGGTGTTTTTTCTTTTCCTAATATTCCTTCAAATCTTTTAATTGTTTTTGTATGAAAAATCATTTCCTTTAGTGGTAATTCCGATGTTTTTTTTGCTACTTCTAATCTACTCATCTTTTTATCTCCTTAAATTTTATTTATTTTTATATTTTTTATTATCAGTGATAATTATATGCCTAAACCCTTTTTCATTAAATCTAGATATATAATATTTGAAATTTAGCCTATATAGTTTTAAGCTCGTATTCTATTTCAAACCTATCTAAAAATTGTTTTAATGCTTTTTGTTTATCTCTGACTATTTTTGACAAATCTATTTCTAATATTTTTTTACTTGTAGTCAATTTTTTTGATTGTTCTTTTACTTCCTCGATTATTTCTTCTACTTTTTTATTTAAAACTTCTTCTTTTTCTTCTAATTCTTTTCTTATTCTCTCTTCTTCTTGCTTTTTTATTCTTTCTTCATTCTCATTAATTGCTCTTATTTGAAAATCTATTCTTGACTTAACTTCTTCTTCATTATCCATTATCAATATATAATCATCTGCATTTAAATTAATATTATTTTTTACAGCCTCTAATTCTACTAATCTTTTAAGATTTTTATATTGTTTCATTATATCTTCAGCATTTTCTCTAATCATTTTTTCAGCTTTAATTTCAGTAAATGAACCTCTTGATAATATACCTTTTTGTTCTGGTATTTCTATCAATTTACTTAAATGTTCTATTTCTAATTCTTTTATTATTCTTTTTTTAATTTCTTTCATTATTTCTATTCTTTCATTGAATAGATTTTCTTTAAACTCATTAAGTTGTATACTTATATTTTCTGACAATAATTTTAATCTTTTTTCTACTTCTTTATATTTTGATACAAAATTATCAATAGGTTTTTTAATTTCTTTTTCTGTATCTATTCTATATCTTGATATTACTTCAATAGCTTTTTTTATTTTCTTGTTATCCTCTTCAAATTCTTTTTCATCTTCTAATCTAATTACTACATTAGAATATTTACTCTCAAATCTTTCGATTATTAAATTAATTCCCTTTTCATCAAATTCAATCTGTGCTTCATTTACAATTTTTGGTTTTAATTGCATTTCATCAATTACTAATAATTCATTCATTTTATAGACTCCTATATTCTTATTTTAATTATTTTTGTTGGTTCTTCATCTCTTTGTAAACTTTCATAAAACTCTTTTTCTTTTTCAATTATTATTTTTTGATCTTCTTCATCTGCAAGAATTAAATATTCTTTTTCATAAGTTGTATAAGGTGTTTCAATTCTTGCAAATAAGATGAATTTTTTTAGTCCTGTTACTATCATATAATGTTGCAATTGTAGATAGTAATAAATAGGTATCTCTTCCCATTTTTTTATTGATTGTGCTTTTGCTGTCTTTATTTCTAAGCCTATTAATTCCCCTTTTTTTAAGAGATGGTTATATTCTTCAATATTTCCTAGACTATCCTTTATCTGTTCATATTTTGTTATATCTTCAGTGATTTCAATTATTCCATCTAAATTTGCTAGCATATATGGATATTTAAGACTAAAATATGTTTCATTAATTTCTGATACTTTCATATTATCCATATTTGCTATTTGGTATATATCTCTTAAGGGCTTTTCCATTAAAGTTCCCTTTTTTACTGCTAGATTATCTGAAATATCTTCTTTTTCAATTAGTCCTTTTTTTATTTTCCATAAAGTATTTTTATCATTCCATGGGTTTTCATCAAGTATAATACTACAATCACTACCACCTATACCTAACCCTCTAAGATTGTGCCATTCTTCTTTATTCCTATATTCTTTTGATACTGCATAATCTTCAAACATTTTTCCTCTTCCTTTTTTTGATTATTTATGTTAAACTTTTAATGCTTTTTGTTTTAGAACACTCTCGCAAAGTGTTCTTTTTATTTTATCCATAATTTATCATTGAAATCCTCTTTATTTTCTAATGTCTTTTCATTCATTTTATTTCCTCGTTAATATTTCCAATTATTTCCAACTTATCATATCTAAATATATCTTCAATCAATTGTTCCCCTACAAAAAATGTACCTTGTGTCTCATCAAAATCAACTATTTCAGTATATTCTATATCTCCTAAATTTTTCATTTTAACAATATCATTTTCATAAAGTTCTAATCCCTTAACCTCAATCCCATATTCTATTTGGTATCTACCAAATGTTTTTTGTATATCTTCTATTTCACTTTCACTCAAACTATTAGCATATATTAATGAATTGTCTTGACTCAAAAATAAATCATCTCTATACTTTTTTTCTTTTTTATCCCATATCCTAAATTTCACAATATTAATCCTTTCTTACCCTAATTTTTTTCTTATTTTTTCAATTTTTTCTTCAACACCATCGCAAAAAAGAAAAAATATAAGAGTTATAGCATTTAATGTAATTGCACATAAAATAGATTGTATTAATGTTAAGTTTTCATTTATAAAGGTTAAAAGATATATAATAATAACAATTGCTTTTAATACTACTAGTATCTTTTCTGTTACATTCAAAACTGTAAGTATTTCTCTTTTTTCCTTTTCTATTATTTTTAAATCTTCACTCACGTTATCAAAATTAAATAATTTTATTTTATTCATATTCTTTATCCTTATTATTAATTTCATTTAAATCACTTCCTTATTTTTTTATTACACCTTTTCCAAAATTAAATCATAAAGGTTTATGCTACATAGCTCTAATAATTCTAATAAAAATTTATTATCTTTTTTTATTCTGTTGCTTGCAAATTTTAAAGCCCAACCCCTATTTTTAACTGCCTCCAATACAACCTCTTTATTGTTCCAATTCATTTAAATCACTTCCTTATTTTTCAAAAATTTATTTATAAAGTATTGTTGTCCTTTTGGCGTTACTACAGTAGTCTTGTCTATTGTTATACTTCCGTTAGGATTAGTTCTTTCTTTTCTCTTAACTTCAAATAATTTTAATTCCATACTTTTTTGAGTTGGCATGTTATATTGTTCTCCTTTTCTTGAACATAAATATCCGTTTTCTCTCAACCATTCAAATAGTCTATTTTGTCCTGTTTCTATACCGTTGTTTTTAAGAGTTTTTGCAAGTTCTCCTATTAATTCTGACTTTTTGCTTGTCTCTAATGCCTCTGCAAATATTACTTTTGATTTATCTTGTTCTATTTTCTCTTGTAATAGTTTATTCTTTTCTCTTTCCTCTTTTAATTTCATAAATGTTTTAATTGCTAAGTCAGGATTATCTAACAATTCATCTACTGCATACATTCCATTCTTTCTTATGCTCGGCAATATTTCATCACATACTAAGTCTTGAAACTTTCTTGCCACTTCATTATTAGCTTTCATACATAACTTATAAAATATGTTTTCAGGTATAAAACTATCTTTTAATTTAGAAATTTCATTTTCGGCACTTGTGTCGAATTTTAACTCCTCTAAGTATTTATTTACTCTTGACCACCTTACAACTTCGTTGCCACTTGTGGCTACGGTTGTAAATCCCAATCCTCTTGCAACATCTTCTAATTTTAAATAAGCTATATTGTTTTCAATATATCCATTTACATTTTTAATTGTTATTATCTCCATATTATTCTCCTTTCTCTTTTTCAATTATTCCTAAATGTACTTTAATCCAGTATTTAGGTGCTCTTAATTTTTTACTTGGATACATCACTATATTCTTTCTCTTCATTAATTTATGGGTATCTTTTATTATTTGACGAGAAGTATGTATCCCGTATCCAGTCATTTCTTTAACCCAATTGACATCTCCTAATTCTAATTTGTTCATCTTTACCTCCTTAACGTTCCTTAAAGGAAACAATTATGTTAAAAAATTTTTTAGACTTAAATTTAATATTTTTGAAATTTTTAGTATCTCACTCCATTTAAATTCTGTTTCGCCTTCGAGTTTCATTTGTAAAGCAAATGTAGTGATACCTAATTCATTGGCGATATAACCCTTTTTTATGCCTTTTTCTTTGATTCTTTCTTTTAGCTTTTCCAAATATTCCATGATTCATCCCTTCTTTTTTTATTTGTTCCTTTAAAGAACATAATTCATATTATCATTTTTGTTCTTAAATGTCAACATTTTTTTATTTTTTTTTCAAAAAAAGTTGATTTTTATTTCAAAAAGGTATATAATAGTATCAACTTGGAACAAAAGGAGCTCATTATGGAATATGAAAAAAGTATTATAGAAATAGGTAAAAAAATAAAAAATCGTAGAAAAGAGTTGAAAATGTCTCAAGAAGAGTTTGCAAAACTTATTGGCTATGATGGCAGAAGTGTAATTTCTAAAATAGAAAATGGAAAAATTGATTTAACTGTAGATAAAATAAAATTAATTTCTAAAGTTTTAAATATTAGTTTACATTATTTAGTTGGAGTTGAAGAAAATAATACAATAGATAAATATGACCTATCTCATCTATCGGCAAGTCAATTACAAGAATTAAATGAGTTCATTACTTTTAATAAAGGAATGTTTATGGCTAAAGGTAAAACATTGTCAGAACATGACGAAGAGACATTAAAAGAAGCATTGATAGAAATATTTTTAGAAACTGAAAATAAATAATCAAGGGCGTGATTGAATTGAGGAAAAGAATTTTAAATAAAATTTTTGAAATTAAACATCAATTTGAAAATATAAATGAATTAATTCAAAATTACAACGTTATAATAAAATACTATAATTTTGATAACATATTTGGATTTACTATTAAAAGAAACAATTGCAACATTATAATTTTAAATGATAACCTAAATGAAGAAGAATCCAGGTTCGTTTTACTTCACGAACTAGGTCATATTATATTACATGATGACTCGACTAGGCAATTTTCAAAAATCACACAAACTAACAAAGAGGAAATTGAGGCTGATTTGTTTGCAGTAATATTTGGAGAATATACTTATAATGAATCAGAGCATTGGTTAAATAAGAAAATAAATTACATCCATTGCAATTTTCTAAATACTATAGATTGTTGTGTTTTGAGATGATAAAGGAGGAAATAAATATGGAATATAAGGTAATAAAAATATTAAACAAAAAAGAAATAGCTATTGATTATGGCAATAATTTTGGAGCTGTCATTGGAGAATAAATCCCTCAAATTCCAAATATCATGGTGATTTATATACTTGTATTATTTCAATTATCTTATTATTAGATAATCCTTTAAAACAGTTTTTTATAATGGATTTACAATCAGTGATATCAAAGTATAATTCTTATTCAAGCATTTATTTTTTAATGTATCGTTTACCTACTTTTTTTTAGAAATATTAGAAGATTTAAAAAATGAAAATTAAAATTGAAAAATACGAAAAAATGAGGTAATATATTATTGCAGGTAGATATATCTATACTGTCTAATTTCTATGAAACTGAATGCAAATTTAAGCGACTTGTAAAGTCGTCAGACATAGAGCCACTTACTTCTTGTGAGTGGTATTTTTTTTGAAAGGGAATTATAATAAATGCAAAACAAAAAAAAACATCCTCTACTCGCGAAAGTCAAAGGATATTTAGAATTTAGAAATATTTAAACAATACATAAGTATTGCCTTTTGATATATTATACCATTTTAATATACTTTTGGCGATATTGGAAAGGATAAAAAATGGCTAGTTTTAAACAACTAAGTAAACATAATTGGCAGGTAAGATATTACCATAATAAAAAACAAAAGAAAAAACAAGGATTCAAAACTAAAAAAGATGCAATGAAATATGCTGAACAATTTAAATTATCAAATGAAAGTAATGTTGAATTTAGAGTATTGTTACAAGATTTTTTTGATTTTAAAGAAAAAGGTTTAAAGAAATTAACTAGAGATAGATATGTACTTTTTAACAATACTCTAAAGGAAAGATTAGGTAATTATGAAGTATCTGAATTAAAAGAAAAAATGTTATTAGAATTTTTAAAAGAATATGACAATAGACCTCACCAACAAGATAAGTATAGAAAATATTTAAAAATGGTCTATGATCATGGAATAATTTATTATAATCTTTCAAATAACCCAATGAATAAAATTAAATTAAATACCAAGATAGAAAAAAAAGAAAAAGAAATATGGACTAATGATGAATTTAATGAGTTTATAGAGATATTAAATAAAAAAGATTTTAGAAATGAAGATTATAGAAAGCATTTTATCTTGTACTATAAAACATTATTTTATTCTGGAGCTAGACCAGGAGAAATAAGTGGACTGACTAAAAAAGATATTGATATTAAAAATAATACTATAAATATTAATAAGACTAGAATCGATAATAAAACAAGTAATTCTCCTAAAACGAAAAATAGTTATAGAAAAGTCTTACTACAAAAAGAATTAATAAATGAATTAAAAGAATATTCAGAGATGTTATTTGGAAATGAAAATACATATTTATTTCAAGCTATAGGAACTTATCAAAATTTATTACTAAAAGTAATTAAAGAATATAACTTGAAACATATTACATTGCATGGCTTTAGACATTCACATGTAAGTATACTATTAAATAATAATGTTGATATAGCTACTATAGCTGCAAGAGAAGGACATTCTCCAAGAGTGATGTTAGATATCTATACACACCACATGAATAATCAAGAAAAAGTACTAGAGATATTAGAAAGGAATAAATAA